ATTAAATCAAGACAGGTGGATATTACAGATGGTAAGAATGTTGACATCTTTAACTGCATAGCATATCCAAAGACAGGGAGTAACCTCCCTTGTTTTGGTATGGATCTAATGGCATTTAATGAGAAGAAGGTCATTGTTGTTTTTGATTTCCAACATCCTAAAGAGAACTATAAGTACTCAGTGGAAGGATTGCCAGTATGTACAGAGGACTATCGTTTCTTTGAAAAAGGTAATCACTTCTCAGAGAATATTTTTGTAAGATACTGTAAACCAAATGAGGTTGATGAACACTTAGAAATGTTTATCAAGTACTTGACTAAGTACAAAGATATGGTAGAATATGAGAAACCCACTGGTACTGATACTAGTGAATATAAAGACTTCGATGCTTACATGACCAGACTCGATCCAGTAAGTGGATACCTTAAGAGTAAATTTGGTCAAGAAAAAGCAGAGAGTCTAGTAAACGATTTCCTATTTGAATATGGTTAACGCATGGAGTCTTGCAGCATCCATATTAGATGGAACATTTGATAAAGACTATCCGATTATGACAGAAAAAACTGGTAACATAACCATTACTACAGGAGTTGGCAATACCGCCACTTATCCTGTTCCTAATGGTGTAGAACATTCAGATTATTGGTATGATTACAAACGTAATGATCCTGATGCAAAGAATCCATTCACAGATGCTTTTGATCATATGATGGCAGAAGCAGTGGTCAATGGTACACCTTATCCTCAATCTTACTTAGCTGATAATGATGATCAAGTAAGTCATCATTTTGTAGATTCATTGACACTAAATACCGAGGGTCAACCAAAAGAGGAACTTGCAAAAATGACAGACAGCAGGAACAAGTATCATGAAAATGAAATTCTTGAAGATATTAAAGAGTATGTATCAAGCACTTACAATGGACATTACACAGGAACTAAACATGAGTTTCGTAATGTTCAAACATTAGACTTGATGGCATCTAGAGATCTTGCTTCTGATTTCTGTCAAGCTAATATACTTAAGTACGGTAGTAGATATGGAAGTAAGGATGGAAGAAATAAAAAGGACTTGCTAAAAGTCATACATTATGCTATGCTATTACTACATTTTGATGAACACTACGGTAAACCATCAATGACCAGTGGAAACATTGATCATACAATGCCTTAAGAATGAAACTCCGACCCCATACTATGAAACTATCTGAAAAGACTATTAATTTGTTAAAGAATTTTGCTTCTATTAATCAGTCTATTAATTTTAAGAAGGGTAATACTCTTCGCACAATGTCTGTAATGAAGAACATTCTTGCAGAAGCAACTATTGAGGAAGAGGTTCCAAGAGATTTTGCAATATATGATCTAGTTCAATTCCTGAATGGCATATCTCTTTATGAGGAACATGAATTAGATTTCCAGAATGAATCTCATATGACCATTCGTGGTGGTAAGAATCATAGGACAAAGTATTTCTTTGCTGACCCTAGTGTTATTATTAGTCCACCAGAAAAATCTATTGAATTACCAAGTGAGGATGTTTCTTTCACTCTTGATAATAATCAATTAGTTTCTTTACTTAAAGCATCAGCAGTATATCAATTACCTGATTTATGCTGTGTTGGTGAAGCAGGTGCAGTTAAATTAGTAGTTCGTGATAAGAAAAATGATACTTCTAATGAATTTGCTATAGTAGTTGGTGAAACAGAAAAGGAATTTTCTCTCAATTTTAAAGTTGAGAATATTAAGATTCTTCCTGGTACTTATAGTGTTGTTATTTCTCAGAAGTTACTTTCTAGATTTATAAATGAAAATTATAATCTAACTTATTTTATAGCATTGGAACCCGATTCAACTTTTAAATAATGGCTTCTTCCGTAGTTTTGGTCACTGGTGGATTTGATCCCATCCACAGTGGACATATTGCATTACTTCATTCAGCAAAACAAATAGCTCCACTGAGTACATTAGCAGTTGGTGTAAACTCCGATGAATGGTTGACAAGAAAGAAAGGTAAACCATTTATGCCATTATATGATAGAATATCAATTGTCAGAACATTAAAGATGGTTGATAATGTTCTTGAGTTTGATGATACTAATGGTACTGCTAATGATGCGATTGCTCAGTGTCTTGAAATATATGATAAAGTAATTTTTGCGAATGGTGGAGATAGACACAATGAAAATGTACCAGAGTATGTTTTTTATAAAGATGATCCTAGAGTTATATACAGGTGGGGTGTAGGTGGAGTAGGTAAGAAACAATCATCATCATGGTTGTTAGAAGAGTGGGATAAGAGAGATAAATGAAAATGAATGAACAGACTAAATTAGTATTTGCTCTTGAGCATGTTGCTCATTTAGAGGATTTATTCGAGGGTAATGAGTGGGAACAATTTCTTATAATGCCACTTAGTACAATCAAATATGAATGTGAAAGACAGTTGAATCTTATTAAATCTGAAAAGAATTTATAATGTCTAAACCTTATACTAATGGAAACCTCTCGGTAGTGGTACCGATGGATGATTTTAAATTAATTTTAAGACAAATGTGGAAGTCTGTTAAGACGGACAGTAAGATAGCAGAACTGTATGAAAAGTATACTACGTTGACCACATTTGAAGATGATGATTAGGTTTTGGAGGATATGGAAATATGCGTTGGGTAGCTTCGCTGATGAGAAGACGAAGAGGTATGATAATAATATACTCATTATTCGATCTTTTATTTTTCTTACTTATCTCATTACTAATTGCTTCATTGTTGCAGGTGTAATTAGACATTGGGACAATTAAGTGCTACAATGGTAGCATGAATATTTTTGTGACAAGTCCTTGTCCACATGAGTCTGCTAAAGTTTTACCAGACAAGCATGTAGTCAAGATGCCTCTAGAGACATGTCAGATGCTCTCTATTGTATTTTCCCATTGGTATTATGATTGGGGTGACGATTTAGTTAAGAAGAAAGATAAAACCCCATACTCGGTCAAGAAGGGTGCATTTAGGAATCATCCTTGTACTAAGTGGGCAGCAGATAGTATATACAATACTGCATGGTTAATTCAACATGGATGTGCTCTTTCTCAAGAGTACTCATATCGTTATGGTAAGATTCATGGATGTGCTGATGCATTGTTTGAGGCTAAGAAAACATTTCATAGATTTGCAGGAGAAGTGATTACGTGTTATAATATGGTCGAGTCTTTTACTCGTGCAATGCCTGATGAATATAAACATGACACAAGCATTGACACTTTTACTGCTTACCAAAATTACATTGGCAGCAAACCTTGGGTTACATCTAATTATCTTCGTGACCCATCCAGAAAACCACATTGGTTATGATTAATGAGTGATTTTATATGGGTTGAAAAATACAGACCCAAAACAATTGAAGAATGTATTCTCCCAGAGAATATAAAGAAAACCTTTAGAGACTTTCTAAAGACAGGTGAAATACCGAATATGCTTCTTGCTGGCCCTCCTGGTGTCGGTAAGACTACGGTAGCAAAAGCACTCTGTAATGAATTAGGAGTTGATTTTTATGTCATTAATGGATCGGATGAAGGAAGGTTTCTCGATACCGTCCGTAATAATGCCAAGAACTTCGCATCCACGGTATCATTATCATCGGAGGCGAAGCATAAGGTTATTATCATTGATGAGGCAGACAACACAGGAAACGATGTTCAATTGCTCCTACGAGCGTTCATTGAGGAATTCGCAAACAACTGTAGGTTTATATTTACCTGTAACTATAAAAATAAAATCCTCGAACCATTACATTCGAGGTGTTCGGTTATTGAATTTGGAATCAAAGGAAAAGAAAAGCAACAAATTGCTTCTCAATTCTTTAAGAGACTCAATGATATTCTGGAGAAAGAAAAGGTTGAAACTGATAAGAAAGTCCTCGCAGAACTTATTAATAAACACTTCCCTGATTGGAGGAGGGTGTTAAATGAGTGTCAAAGATATGCTGTTAGTGGTAAAATAGATAGTGGTATACTTGCCAGTTTCACAGATATTAATGTAAATGATGTTATTCAAAACCTTAAGACGAAAAACTTTCCTGAAGTACGTAAGTGGGTCAACAGTAATCTGGACAATGATTCTACTGTACTTCTTAGGCGTGTTTATGATGCTCTTTACGAAGTATTGGATGGTCCTAGTATCGCTGCTGCTGTTCTCATCGTTTCTAAGTATCAGTATCAGTCTGCTTTCGTTGCAGACCAAGAAATAAATCTATTAGCAGCATTAACCGAAATTATGGTGGAGTGTAACTTCAAATGAGATTTAAAGCACTTGTCCATGTTAGGTTGAGAGGATCTGTATCTGATGCTGCTGGTAATGCAGTGATGAATAATGTTAATAGAATTGCTCCTAATCTTGAACCTCATTTGTTGAGGATTGGTAAGGTAATTGATTTTTGGTTTGATGCAGAGACTGAAGAGATAGCAAGAGAAGAAATGGATCTTCTATCTGATAGAATGCTTTCTAATACTGTGATAGAAGATTGGGAATATAAACTAGAAGAAACAGAAGAAACTGGAATAGGTGATATATCAAATGATAATGCTGGTACTTCCAAACACCATTTATTTGATCAATGAAAGTAATTGACAGAGTATCTAATGAAGATGCATTGTGGGCTGCAGATCGATTTATTGAATACTTTCAAAACTTCGGTTCTATAGAAGATTATCTTCGATATGCTAAAAAGGAGGTAATTGGAAAAGTAAATAATCTATCTGCTTTTGATGAAGAGTATTCATTGAAGGGTGAATTTTTTAATGAAGATATTCATCCAGAAGATATGGAGTTTGAAGTAAAATTTGTTGGAGAACGTTTTCAAAATGGCGTACCTCAAGAATATTATCATGAACTTTTAACTGCAACTTCTTCTGCAATTATTGAAAAGAATATTCCTGGTAGAGAATTACGTTGGATAGTATATGAGAAAAATTGTAAGAAGATTGTAGGGTTTATACGGTTCGGTTCACCGACCATCAATTCAAAACCAAGAAATGAATGGTTGGGTAAACCACCCAATCTTTCGGTTTTCAATCGTCATGCTTGTATGGGATTTGCTATTGTCCCATCTCAACCTTTTGGATATAATTTTTTGGGTGGTAAGTTACTTGCATTGATGTGTGTATCTCACTTTGCTAGAGAGACACTTAATGAAGTATTTGAAAAGGAGATTGGTTGGTTTGAAACCACTTCCTTATATGGTTCTACTACATCTGCATCACAGTATGATGGACTGAAACCTTTTATAAGATATAAAGGTTTAACTGATAGTAAATTTTTACCATTACTCCATGCTGATGCATTTCATGAATTACATGATCATTTCACTCATCTAAATGGTGGACAACCATTAACTGAGAATAGAGCTTCATCTAAGAAGATGAAGAGACAGACAAAGATGATATCTCTTATTAGAAATTCTTTAGAGGATCAAGAGAAACTTGAAGAATTTAATAGAGTTATTACGATGGCATTTGGACTTACTCAAAGAAAAAGATCATATACATCTGATTATGGTTATTCTAATGTTAGAGAAGTTCTTCTTGGTGAACAGGATACATTAATTCCTGGCCAGAATTGGGATAAGTTCTATCTTGAAAATATTATTAAGTGGTGGAAAAAGAAAGCAGGAAAAAGATATGAGAAGTTAAAGAAAGAAGATAGATACAGAGAAAAGGTTGAACTCTGGACTGAGGATGATGATATTCAGATTATACGATGAGTACATTTGAAATCATCGTTATTCCAATTATTTTCCTTGAGGAGTTTATCAAGAGAACTTTGATAGGAATATATCATCTCTGGCAAAAATTTGACTACTGGAACTTTAATCGCCAACTACCTAAATCATGACTATTGAATTGAAAGATTGGTTGAACTCAATCAACCAAAACAAAAGGAATATCTATGAAGAAGATCCAGATGCAAAGTATCCTGCATACATTGTTAACCGTTGTATGTCAGGACATTTGGATACAGTTTTATTTGCAAATGAGATGAATCTTAATCATCATCTTCCTCTTGATATGCAATATTCGTTTTTTCTAAATAGTGTGAGGAAGCGAAAGAGGTTCTCTCCTTGGCTCCGCAAAGATGAGATTAAAGATCTTGACTTGGTGAAACGTTATTATGGATATAATAACGAAAAGGCAAAACAGGCTCTAAGAATCCTAACCAAACAACAACTTAATTTTATAAAATCTAAATTTGAAACTGGAGGAAAACAATGATTGCCGAGCCCGAGGTTAAATGGTCTGCTGACCAAATGATCGAAGTCACATTAAATGAACCTGATGACTTCTTAAAAGTACGAGAAACTCTCACAAGAATTGGGGTAGCATCCCGAAAGGAAAAGAAGATATATCAATCATGTCATATCTTGCATAAGCAAGGAAGATATTTTATTGTTCACTTTAAAGAACTATTTGCATTAGATGGTAAACATGCAAATCTTACTCAAAACGATGTTCAACGTCGTAATAGAATTATCCAGTTACTGTCTGACTGGGGATTAATAACAGTTGTTAGTCCAGATAATATTACTGATATTGCACCATTAAACCAGATTAAAGTTCTTGCATATAAGGAAAAGAATGATTGGATCCTGGAAACAAAATATAATATCGGAAAAAAGAAAAAACCAGAAGAGAGTCAATAAATACATTGAATTGTATAAAATTTAATGGCTACTATAACTCTTAAGTCACCTGAAGGGGAAGTCAATACCTTTGAGTGTGATGCGGATACTACTATATTGGATGCCCTTGAGGAAGCAGGTTTAGATCATAATTACTCTTGTCGTGCAGGATCATGCTCTTCATGCTGCATGAAAATTTTAGAAGGAACATTAAATCAGGAAGATCAATTCTTTTTGGATGAGGATCAACTTGAAGCAGGATTTGCTCTTACTTGTGTTGCAACACCATCATCAGACAGTGTGACTCTCCTAACAGAACAAGAAGAAAATCTAGACATGTAAAATAAATATTGTTATAATAATTGGTAAAGAGCATGACAGTAGTAACTTGCCCATTAACCTGTTCTTGGCCTGATAATTTGTATAGGACATATATGAACGGAAGACTTAAAAAAACTGACATGGAAGCAAGACTCCTTAATATCAAGAAGGGGATTGATGATAAGGTATGGTATCCTGATTGGGATAGTAAAGAAAGGTGGGCAGCTCAACAGGCATTGAATAATGCATTAGATGTTCTTGATGAGTTTGATTATTGATGATAACCGAATAATTAAGTAGGGGATTCATCATTCCCTTTTTTTAGTGTTTGTGGTTAAATACTATTGTACGCCTTCGGGGTACGCAATTCACACTCGCTTTTAAAGGAGAACCATGAACACACTAGCAAGATATCACGCTGCAAATCTTCCAGAACTTTTTGATAAGATTACGAAAAACAGCATAGGAATGGATGACTATCTCAATCGTTTTTGGGAAGATACAACCACTTCAAACTATCCACCATATAACTTGATACAATTAAATAATCATGAATCGAAACTCGAAATCGCACTTGCAGGGTTCAAGAAAGATGAACTCAAAGTCTATACGGAGTTTGGAAAACTATATGTCAAAGGCAGAAAAGAAGAATCGGAAGATGATGGAACGTTTGTCCACAAAGGATTGGCCCAACGAAGTTTTGAACGAGTTTGGACGATCACCGACGATACGGAGATTGGATCCGTCAAGTTTGAAGATGGACTCCTTTCAGTAGAGTTGAAGAAGATAGTTCCAGAACATCATGCAAGAAAGGAATATTTGTGATATAATATTCCTATAGTTATGATTACATGATGGATTATAAAACTTCTGGAGTTGATATTGAAGCTGGTAATGCTTTTGTTGAAAAACTAAAGAATCAAGCACCTAGTATTGGTGGTTTTGGTGGAATGATAAAGGTTCCTCATGGTTATGAGGAACCTATTTTAGTGTCTGGTGCTGATGGTGTAGGAACTAAAATTAACATTGCAAGACTTGCTAATGACTATACAACTATAGGCCAAGATCTAGTTGCAATGTGTGTTAATGATGTAATTACATGTGGTGCTAATCCTTTATATTTCTTAGATTATGTTTCTACTCAGAAGATAGATGAGAATGTTGCTGACATTATGGTGGGTATTCTGAAAGGATGTGAACTAGCAGGAATGGATCTTTTGGGAGGAGAAACTGCTGAACACTTTAGACAAAGAGAATATGATCTTGCAGGATTTTGTACTGGTATTGTAGATAAGTCAGAAATAATAGATGGTAGTTTAATTCGTGAGAGTGATGTTGTTATTGGTATAGAAAGTAGTGGTCTTCATAGTAATGGATATACTCTTGTAAATGATATGCTATGGAGACAAAAGATATATTGGGATGATACTCCTGAGTTACTTACTCCTACAACAATCTATTCTCAGGTGGTTGCAGATTTAAAAAGAGAGTTTCCTATTCTAGGAATGGCACATATTACTGGTGGTGGTATTCCAGAAAATCTTCCACGGTGTCTTCCCGATGGATGTGAAGCAAGAGTTAATTATGATTCTTGGAAGATGCCAGAAATCTTTAGTAAGATTATGCTTGCTGGTGAGATCCCAGAAGAGGAAATGAAGAAGGTATTTAATCTTGGTATTGGATACTGTTTAGTGGTTCCTTATAATGTAGCAAATGATGTTCAAACAAGAATATCTGTTCATGGGTTGCAGTCTTGGGTAATTGGTGATATAATACATAAAGGAAAATAAAAACCATGAGCGTACAACTCGCATTATTAAAATCTGGTGAGGAAGTAATTGCCGACATCAAGGAACTTCGTGATTCTACTAACGATGAATTGGTATCTTATGTTTTTAAAGATCCACATTGTGTAAAAGTTAAAACTTCTCAAGTATTACTTGAAGAAGAGGGTACACCCAGACATGAAGTTTTATATTACAAGTGGATGTCTTTATCAAAAGATACTGATATAATTGTGAACAAGGATTGGGTAGTTTGTATTACTGATCCACTAGATAGCATTACTAAATCTTATACGGAGAGAATGAATGGAAGACGAACTGATGCTTCAGACGGATCTACCGACGGATCAGATGTTGGAGCCAGCGGAGCAGGAAGCGGAGGAGAAGGAACTTCCAGTTCAGGTACTGTACTTAACGAATAATCTGAGGTTGATTTCTCAGATTGATGAAGTACTAGCAGATATTGGTCAACCTGATTGTAAGTTAATTAGACCTTGTGTTATTGACAAGGATGGTAAACTTACTAAGTGGATGTCTAGTCTGACTGATAATGCAGAAATGTTTATAAGTTCAGATAAAATTTTGACACTGGTTGATCCCAACCAAAAAATACTTGATGATTACGTGAACATTATTCAATGAGATTCTACACAAATGTCCATCAAAGATTTAATGAAATTCTTGTCCGTGGATATGAGAATGGCCGCCATTTTACTACGAAGGAAACATTTCATCCCACTTTTTATGTTCCTTCTAAGAAAAAATCAAAGTATAAAACTTTAGATGGTCAGAGTGTAGAACCTATTAAACCAGGTAAAATATCTGATTGTAAGGAATTCAATGAGAAGTATTCTGGTGTAGAAGGGTTTAATGTATATGGGAATGATCGTTATATTTGTCAGTATATTTCTGAGAAGTATCCAGAGGATGAGATTAAGTTTGATATAAGTAAAATTAATTTAGTCACGATTGACATTGAGGTTGCTGCAGAGAGTGGTTTCCCTGATGTCTTTAATTGTGCGGAAGAATTACTTGCAATTACATTGCAGGATTATACAACAAAACAGATTATATGTTTTGCATCAAGACCATTTAATAATACTCGTAAGGATGTAAAGTATGTTCAATGTAGAGATGAGTATAATCTGATTGATAGATTCCTAGAGTATTGGCAATCTAATCCACCAGAAGTTGTGACTGGATGGAACTGTGAGTTATATGATATACCTTATATTGTTGGACGTATTGAAAGATTGATGGGTGAGAAGGTTGTTCGTAAACTTTCTCCTTGGGGATATGTTCGTAAGAGAGATCTTGTATTACATGGTCGTAAGCAGATTGCTTGTGAGATGGCTGGTATATCTGTAATCGATTATCTTGATCTATACAGAAAGTTTACTTATAAGGCACAAGAGTCTTACAGGTTGGATCATATTGCTTTTGTTGAACTTGGCCAAAAGAAATTAGATCACTCTGAGTTTGATACCTTCCGAGATTTCTATACAGGAAATTGGCAGAAGTTTATTGAATACAACATCAAGGACGTTGAACTTGTAGATCAACTTGAGGACAAGATGAAGTTGATTGAACTTTGTCTTACTATGGCATATGATGCAAAAGTAAACTATAATGATGTATTCTTCCAAGTTCGTACTTGGGATGCTATAATATATAATTACCTCAAGAGAAAGAATATTGTTATTCCACCAAAGGTAAGAACAGATAAAAATACACAGTACGCAGGAGCTTATGTCAAGGAACCGAAACCAGGACGCTATGATTGGGTTGTTAATTTTGACCTCAATAGCCTGTATCCTCATCTCATTATGCAGTACAATATTTCGCCAGAGACCCTCTGTGAATCACGGCATCCATCCGTTACAGTTGATAGACTCCTCGAAGAGCAAGAGGTAATTGAAGGTGAGTATGCTGTGTGTGCAAATGGAGCACAGTATAGAAGAGATGTCCGTGGGTTCTTACCAGAACTCATGGAGAAAATGTATAATGAAAGGGTCATCTTCAAAAAGAAAATGATTCAGGCAAAGAAGGACTATGAAAAGGAACCAAGTAAAGCACTCACAAAAGAAATCGCAAGATGTAATAACATCCAGATGGCGAAGAAGATATCTCTTAACAGTGCTTATGGTGCTATTGGCAATCAGTACTTTCGATACTTTAAATTGGCTAACGCTGAAGCCATTACCCTGAGTGGACAAGTTTCTATTCGTTGGATAGAAAATAAAATGAATAAGAAACTGAATAATATTTTAAAAACAGAGGAGGTTGATTATGTTATTGCTTCAGATACTGATTCCATTTATCTTAATATGGGGCCTTTTGTTGACGCTATATTCAAGGGGAGAGAGGCGACTAATGTGGAGATCGTTGATTTCCTTGATAAGGTGTGTGAAGTGGAATTTGAAAAATATATTTCTAATTCTTATCAAGCGTTGGCCGACTACGTGAATGCTTATGATCAGAAGATGTTCATGAAGAGAGAGAACATTGCTGATCGTGGTATTTGGACTGCTAAGAAAAGATACATCTTGAATGTATGGGATAGTGAAGGTGTTCGTTATAATGATCCCAAACTCAAGATAATGGGTCTAGAAGCAGTCAAGTCATCAACCCCTGCACCTTGTAGGCAAATGATTAAAGACGGTCTGAAGGTCATTATGAGTGGTACTGAGGATGAGATGATAGATTATATTGATAATTGTAGAACAGAATTTAGATCTCTTCCACCAGAAGAAATATCTTTCCCACGGTCAGTTTCTAATGTGGTAAAGTATAAAGGTACTAATACAATATATGCAAAGGGTACACCGATGCATGTAAGAGGTGCATTACTTTTCAATCATTATGTCAAGGAAAGAAAACTTGATAAGAAGTATGCATACATACAAAACGGTGAAAAGATTAAGTTTTGCTATTTGAAGAATCCTAATCCTACGAGAGAGAATGTTATCTCTTTCATTCAGGATTTTCCAAAGGAACTTGATCTAGTAAGATTTGTAGATTATGAAATGCAATTCAATAAGGCATTCTTAGATCCCGTAAAAGCAATACTTAATTCCATTGGTTGGTCTGATGAACGTAAAGTAACTTTGGATAGTTTTTTTGAATGAATAACACATGGACTGTAGTATGGTCTGTATATGATCCAGAAGTATTTGGACCTACTCAATATTATAAAGAGTTTGAAGAACACAAAAGTGCAAAGTGGTTTGCAAAGGAGATGGAAAAGTGTTATAATTGGTCTATCTGTGTACGCAGTAAATTATTAGAGGATTTGTGATGGCTACGAAATCAACAATAACAATTGAAACTGTTATTACTTTTGTTAAAGAGAAATGGCAGATTTTTGGAGTTAGTGCTCTGATTATTTTCATTTTACAATTATTATCAACTAAAATACTCCTATCAGTTTTTCTAGGTTTGGGAGTTACTTTTTTGGTACCATCTGATTCGGTTAAGAAGGTAGTTAAGAGAGTAACAAAGAAAAAGGAGGATGTGTAATGGAATTGCCAATTAACAAAGAAGAGTTTGATGAAATTGTCGATGCCCTTTGTAGTGAGCATTGGGAACCTAGTAAAAGAGAGTTTAGAGATAACCTCTATCAAAAAATGAAGTTAGTTAAGGAAGTTATGGATGAGAATCCTGATGGTCCTTATAAAAAAATACTTCGTGAACAACATGGAATAGCAGTGTAATGGATTTTTTAAAAGAAATAGTAAAAGAAATCGGTGATGACTACACCCAACTCGCAGCAGACATCAACGAAGAAGAAGAATTTATCGACACAGGATCGTACATCTTTAATGCAATGGTTAGCGGTTCCATTTTTGGTGGCGTATCTGGCAATAAGATTACTGCCATCGCTGGTGAAAGCAGTACTGGGAAAACTTTCTTCTCCCTCGCAGTTGTCAAGAACTTTTT